CCGATCCTTGAGCGGCTACGATGACGGCACTGGCCGTTTTAACCTGAATTTTGATTGTGACACCATCAGCAGGGCCATTGGGAAGCGTAAGAGTTAGTGCAGCAGTAGCGCGATAGCCATTTTCGGCAACGGCGTTTGTGTTGACAGCTATATTACTCCAAGTGAATCCGGCGCCGCTTGCCGCGATGGTTATAGAGTTATTACCATTCGTAATGGATATGCCAGCACCTGCCGTTAATGTAGCTGCTGCGGGTGTGCTTGTACCACCTATTACGACTTGTCCAGAAGTCAAAGATAATGACGTAAGAGCTGCAGTGGAACTTGTTCCGCTTATCACGACGCCATTGGTGTTAAAGCTGGTAGACCCTGTTCCCCCTCCAGCTACAACAGCCGTTCCGAAAATAGGCTGTGCTGCGGCACCTTGAGAAACTAAAGGAACCCCCGATGTGGCCGATGGTGGAACGGAATTAGGAAGATTAGAGGCTCCTGCAGTGATGACGTTATATTGCGTAATGGCCGTACCAGTGATAGATGTACCATTGCCAGTCAATAGACCTGTTTGCGTCGTGGTAAGTGTAATGGCTGGTGTTGTGGTTGCTGTAGCTACCGTTCCTGCGAATCCATTGGCAGTAACAACAGAGACCGATGTTACTGTTCCCGATGTTGCAGGACTAGCCCAGGAAGGCGGTGATCCTGTCGTAGCCGTTAATACCTGACCCGTGGTTCCGTCAGGTAATATGGAGGGAACTCCTGTCGCGCTAGTGATCAGAACACCGTTGTTGACCGTTGCTAGCCCTGAAACGACATTAGTCGCCGAAGAATAGAGAATTTGGTTAATTGTCGTTGTTGACGGGTAGGTAGCCGTGCTAAAAACTGGATCTGCCGATGCACCTGCACTTTGTAAAACCTGTCCTGCTGTAGCTGTAGGACCAACCTTTGTGATGGTCGCCGTACCAGCCCCTACAAGAACAGCATGGTTGGTAAGCCCAGTTAGCTGAACTGTCTCTGTGTTAGCCGATCCAGCGACGGTTATGCTTCCAGTTCCTAAAATATTAAAGTTCCCAGCCAGAGGAGATTCAGCACCTCCCGTATTGCCAGTAAACGTAGTTGTGGCGCCTAGGGAAGCTATTGTCTGGAATGATGGATCGGCCGCTGCGCCATTTGACGCTAACACAGCTCCTGTAGTGACTGAGGGGCCTACTTGTGTGAGAGTAGTTGCTGAGCCACCGACTTGGACGGCGTGGTTTGTAAGACCGGATAGCTGTATCGTTAAAGTGCTTGCTGCACCCGACGTTGTGATACTTCCGGAACCTAAAATATTCCAGTTACCTGCCGTCGGCGATAAAGCGCCTCCTGAGTTTCCTGTAATTGTCTCTCCTGACCCTGTTCCAGACAATGTCACGAACCCATTGGCGTCTACAGTGAAGAAAGTCGAGTTGAATGAAGCCATGCCAGCGTTTGTACCGACCGACGAACCTGCCGCAGAAGCATATTGAGTCACGACCGTTACTGTGTTTCCTGATCCCGTTGTCTCTAATGGTATGCTGTGACTAGCAACTATCGTTCCCAGTATGTTGAGCGTGTTAGCTACAGGTACAGCGGTCCCAGAGTTCGTTACAAACGATGTCGGTACCTCGGGATGTGAGCCTTCAAAATTGATTATTCCGGCCTGTGACATAGCTCTCCTCTTGTATTTAGTCTTTCCATTCCCAAAAGATATGGATTAGATTGGCTGCGCATATACCACTTCTATGTACACAGACCCTGATGCTGGTGCGCCTCCTGGATACCTGACGTACCATTGAGTACCTATTCCAAAGGTCAGGTCATCCATGTTAACCGGTCTGTGGTTCATAGTTACGTCGAACAGTTTGAAGCTTCCGGCAGGCACAATTATCCTGTCTGTAGTGTTATCCGTACTGAAAATCACATCTGCATTAGTGTTGTTGGTGAAACAGATAATTCTGGCTTGAAAGGCAAATGGAGGGCCAACGGCGGTAAATGTGGCCGCGACACTGGCGAATCCTAACGTCCTCAATACGTCAACTTGTGCTTTGGTTGTGAAAGACATACTTCGCCTCTTTAGTTAAGGACAATGAAGTTCAGAGTCAAAGAAGCTGTGTTCGTGGTCGCTCCTGTACCGTTTTGCAGTGTGATAACGGATTGACTTGCAGTGTTCGCATAGCTTTGGATGGTCAAAGCTGCGCCAGTCGTTCCCCCTGTAAGCGCATACATCACTTGAGTCGACGATCCTGTGATGGCACTGTTCGAAAGGGTAAAAGCGAATGTTGCTCCAGCCGCTATACTTGGTGTCGTGATTGTGATCTGACCAACCCGGGCATTTAATGTCCCCGTAGTCGTTCCAGATACTGTGCCTGCATTAAAGGTAATACCAGAACCTGCTGCTGTTGCTACAAACCCAGTTGCTGCTGTGATGTTACCGGTAACAGAAGGGGAAGCGGTATATGCAGGCACCACACCTACTCCACCGCTTGCAAGAAGCTGTCCTACGGCCACGTCAGCCAATGAACCGATAACGTTGGTGGCAGTCGCTAGAAGTAGGGCACCAGCTACTACCGTGTCTGGAAATGTATCTGTGGAGGCCACCCAGTTGGTACCATTTGATTTTAGAATTGTACCTGTGGCACCGGCCGTTGCGGGGAAAGTCGCAGTCGTCCATGTTGGATCTGCAGATGCACCTCCCGATGTTAACAACTGACCGGCCGTTCCTGCTGCTGTGGCAACAATGGAACTTGTGCCTTCACCGATTAGCACTCCATGAGCTGTATAGGTTGCTGGGGTATATGGACCGATTAGGGATAAGACCACATTACCGGCAGTTGTGACGGCTGATATTTGATTTGCGGTTCCGGTCACTGAAAGAATTGCGCCCGTACCAGTTGCAATCTCAACCCAATTGCCTCCTCCGCCATAAAGAAAAAAGGCAGTAGGAGATTTAGGAGGAGAAAACACGAGCTGACCAATCTCGTAGTTAGTCTGGTTACTTGTAGGTGGATTTTCGAAAGGAAGAGGAGGAGGCAAAACAGGTATAAGCGCCTGACCGATTCCATAGACCTGAAACATTTTGGACATGATAGATACTCCTGCTACGGGTTTAAAATCGAAAATTGACGAATAAAATTCATAGACGTCAACATATATATTTATTGACAAATAGACTGTTGTGTTTTAATGAAGGATATGTGATACTATTGCTATATATGTCATGCAAACAAAGGAACGTAACAATGGATATAGTTTTTTTGACCGTTGAGGAGTTCGCTCAACGCATTAAGATGCATCCTGGCACGGTTAGAAAAGGAATCAAAGAAGGAAAAATATTTGCTAGCCGTCCTAGTATGGGTAAAAGAGCACCTTACAGGATCGCTGAGTCAGAACTGGAAAGACTCCATCTACAGGGTATGTGTGAACGAAACAAGTAAAGGAGAAAATACATGGAATATATGGGATTAATCGTCGCTTTTGGAGCGCTTAGTGTCACAATGGTAGGAGTACTGATCTCCTGTATGTTTTGGATGCGCGGAGAGGCCAATAATTTACGCCTGGAAGCTCAGGCCGATCGCCGAGATATTTTGCAGCTCATCCGTGCGATTGATAAAGAGATACGGGACTTCCACACAAGATTATGCGCTATTGAAGAGAGAAGAAAGTAATGGGTACTGAATGGGCGCAAATAATCACAATATGCGGGACGATCGTTGGCGGACTTGCATTCCTTTCCGGGATCATCATTTGGATGGTCGGTAAAGTCGATGCGGACGTTTCAACTGCGTGTGGGCGTATTGATGATCAAGGGAAAAGAATTGATAAATTGATTTACGCATTCATGGAGTTCCAGCGTGGAGTGAACGCAGATATTCGTGAAGTTGAAAAAGATATTAATAAATTGGAAAAAATAATACCTGAATTTAAAAGGAAATGAAATGATTGTTATTTTGCAGATTTTTGGAGCTGCTCTTCTTCTTCTCTGGCTTGAGGCGAATTGTTGATTAGTTCTTGCGCGAGAATCATGGCTTGTTGTGGCGAGTTATTTTTCGCCGCTACAATGAGTCTCTTCATGATATTCTGTTTTTCAGGATCAGTCAAAAGTGATGTCGCCAGCTTTTTGGCTGCATGTAATGTGACAACAGCTCCCAGGGTTTTATAATCGCCAGTCAACAGTGCACGAACACCTTCCAAAATTTTAAGCGATTGAATTGTTTTATCGTTCTTGGGAATTTGTTTGAGCAGAGATTCAATGGCATCTGCGCCTTTGGTTATAGACTTGATGTTTTGCAGTTGCTCAGGTCCTAAGACCTTTTTAGATAGTTCGTGGTTCTTGGGATCATTAAGAATGGAAGCGAGTCTTTTAAAATTCATTCCATCGACGTTTTGAGCTTTCTCAATCGTTTGCATAAGATCCTTGGCATTTAGCCAATGCTTCCAAACATCATTGGTGATCTCGAAATACTTGCCGAATTTAGCTCCTTCAGGACCGGACCCGGAAAACGTGTCTTTAATTCCCTGCTTTACCAGTCCAAGCAAGTGCTCTTTCTGCTTAGGATCTCCCCAATTGCCCGCCTTACCAAGATTGCGATAAAAGCCAGTGAAGAACTCAGCTGTATCCGCGTTGTCAAGCTTTGTCAGACCATCTTTCATGAACTCAATGAATTTCTTTTGCTCATCTAGCAGAGGATACTTCTCTAAGTAAGCAATCGCATTTTCGATAGCGTTTTTTACAGGTTCCTTATTTCTTATGGGCACGCTGGAGGCCAATTCTTCCATTGATTGATAAACGTTTGAAGCTTGTTTTTCAAGATACGGTATACCACCGTCGGCATATCCAGGAAGTCCCTTTTTAATCTGTTCTTTGAATAATTCTTCACTGTTTTTCACTCCCTGCTGAATGGAATTTTCGGCTTCAGGCGTGAGTGATGCATACTTTTTTAATATCTTTCTTTCTTCAAGAGCACTCTTAGCCAGCGTAATATCTTTTTCGGAATATCCTGCCTTTCTCAAATCCTTGAGTACTTTCTCAACTTCCTTAGTTTTCGACGTCACTGGTACATTGGTTTTAGGGCCAAATTTTAATGCGGCGATGATTTCAGCAGCAGCTTGCGCCCATGGTGGCGCTCCCAATTCTTCGAGAGTCTGACCAGCTGCTCCCGCCACAATGGGGGCTATGATACCGCCTCCACCAAACGCTACGCCCCCGCCTCCAAGCCTCCCCATTCTTCGACCGTAACGTCCAGCAGCCGTTTTAGGTTCTGATACGAGGCCGAGTTGTTTACCATGTTCTTCTACTTGCCTAGACGATGCAAGACGTGAATATCTTGGGATGACATCTTCGTCTGAAAGCTCCATGAGTTCCCCAAAGGATGGCTTTTCCCCTTGATTCATTTTCTCTAGAATATCGAAATCACGACCAATCTTGGCTTTTTCTCCTGGGAGCACGTCTGTGGCTTGTAGGCCTAATAAATCAAGCACATCGCCATAGGTGCCTAGAAGACCGATACCGAAACCTTGAGCCCCTTGCTTGCTGAAATCAGCGACATAATCACCTACTCCTAAGTCTTCTTTTTTACTAGGACCATTGAAATAGTTAATCACTTCTTCTGGTGAATAGCCTGCTTCTTGTGCCTTGAGTACCTTGTCTTCAAAAGATGGATCTTTTGTGCCTAGATATTCCATGATCTCCTCATCGGAATATCCCGCCTGCTTAGCTTGCTGATATTTTCCTTGATAGTTCATCCAAAAATCTCATCTAAAGAAGGACGATTTTGTTTTTCTGTATCTTCTTCAACCATTGCTCTAGCCCTGCTATTAGTCTGCTTTAACTGATCTTCCAGTTGAGATTTCAATTTTCGATAATTTTCTGTGGCATATTTTTTTATCAGCACAGGATCAGCGCCCGAACCGTAGTGATCCATGGCAGCTTTATATGTTTCATCTTTGAGGTAAGCAATGCGATTACCCAATGCCAACTGATGGGCTATGAGATGGCGACCTTCTGGACTATTAGCAAGCGTAGGAAAGCCCTGTTTGAACTGATCTAAGTCAAAGTTTGTGACTCGACCTGGAAAGAAGTCCTTGGCCCTTCGCGCCATCCGCGCAATGGTTTTGGCATAGTCCTGAGCTTCCGGAGTCGCTAAAGCTTTAACCCGCGGATCTCCCGTATCCCAGTTAACGTTCCATTTTGCGATGCCAGTCGGAAGAACGCCAGGAATCTCGTTGAGATCCTGAAGATGTTTCACTTCCCGATATTCATCATCTAAGGCATTCAGCCTATCCACAGCTTCGGTGTAAGTCGGAATATTGGTTTTTTCTCTATATTCGTTTTGTTTAACGATATCAGCAGGAGTCATGCCAACGGGTTCTGGCAACTCTGGAAAATCTAATTCTAACGTTCCCAAGTTTGTCCCGGGAATATCAATATTGGGTTTGCTTTCTTCTCTCGTTTCTTGCTGTTGCCCAAGCCCTTTCCCAGATTTCGAGCGTCTGATTAAATCATTCACATTTTTAATTACATCAGATTGGCCTCCTGTTGGGGCATTTTCCATCTGATTTTGCCATATTTTTGCTGTTTCTTCGGGATATCCTGCTTTAATTAGCGAATCTAGTACACTTTTTCCAGCCTCTCTTCTCTTCTGTAGATCTCGAACTTTCAACTGGGTTTCGGGTTTCAGTTTGCTTAAATCTTTGGCTGATACCTTTTCACCAGACACTACACGGCCAAGAACGTCTTGCTCAGCTTCATTCATTTCTTGCTGTTCAATCTGCATGCGCTGCTTAAATATTTCCTGACCTTTCTCACCATAAGGGCTTAGGGCAGATCGTAATGCCTCTAATTTCTTGGATTGTGGAGCACCTTCGAGAGACTTATCATGGAGCACGCTTTCTAGGCTTCTGTTAGCGAAGAAGGTATTCAATCCGTTTCCAATCCCTTGGCCTAAACTCATGCCAAGCATGTCCGCGAGTTGTCCTTGAGGATTTCCTGTTTCAATCACTTGGACCATCAGTATATTCCTCCTCCGCTACGTTTGAACAGGCTGCTGATGCCTGATGAAAGACCCTGACCGAGAAGTCCTCCAATTGGGCCACCCATAGATGTTCCGATGCCGCCTAATAAATTACCTAAGAAGCCGCTGGAACCTTGTTGCTTATTATAGGCAAAGGGCTGGTAATTGAGACCTGTATGGGTCAGCTGATTATATTGATTGTATTGTTGGTTAGCTGCTTGACCTTGAAGTTCGGAAAACAGTTGAGCAAGTTGTGCTTGCAACCCGGCGCCTGCTCCCCCTATAGCCTGCCCAAGACCGCTTGATGACAACGCTCCCATGCCTCCGAATCGTTCCATAATACGCGGCAATATCTGCTCTTCAAACTGCTGAAAATAGGGAGAAGAAAATTGATCGAGAGATTGCTGTTGATTGCCACCTAAAAAGTTGTTGAAGTAGTTCTGAGCCAGGTCATACCCTCCCCCTTGCTGCTGCATGCCCATGGCTTGGCCGATAATGCTGTTATGCAAGCCCTGCATTTCTGGAGTGCCTGTCGGAATCTTTTTTAACTTATCGGGACTTCCGAAAAGAAAATCACTGACTTTCATAATTCACCTAGTTTTTTAAATATTCCATAACCCAGACGCACCAGGTCAAAGCGTTACCCGAATTGTTTTGGATAATAATTGTATTTGTCGAGCTGTTGTAACGGACATAAATCGATGGATCGTTTAAAAAGTACGACAGTCCGACCGAGTCAAGAGCACCGCCAAAACCTTGTACTGGATAAAGATAGCCAAAAATGTTCGTAGGCTGGGTGGATGAGGTTAAAACAAGACTCGTCGTTCCCGTCGGAATATTTCCCCCATTTAGGTTTACCAGGTCGGCTGTAATCCTATAGCCATTCCTATTTTGCCCAGGGTTAGTCGTCTGATACCATTGCTCAAAACTTGCATTTTCCTGGAGCAGAAAGAGGCCACTTTCCTTCGTATTCACCGCATTGGCTACCCGGCGCAGGTAAAGCAATAGAATATTTTCGAAATCCCTTTCCTGAGGATTTATATCCAGAGATATTGGAAGCTGATTTGTGTTGAGGGGATTGTCGCTAGAGTTCATTAATCCATCTTCACAGGGTTGGCTCCATCCATGAGATCTTCAAACTATTTTTCAGTTTCTTCATCTGGAAAAGTGAACTCATACACCTCATCTTTTTTTTGATCTTGCCATAATCCAGCAATCCGTTTTCTGAAATCCGTTTGACTGCTGAAGGTGATTTTAATAGTGCGTCTTTCCATCAGTTGATCAATCTCCCGCCTTCTCTAAACCAGATATTCATCGCGTTCAGCTCCATGGGGGATTGATGCGTAGCTAGCTGATTCATAAGGTCATCGTCATATGTTATACCTATACGCAGATATTGGCCAAATTGTGTGCTATAGAATCGATACCATGCATACTCTGACCCAGGAATGTACGTTTGGCCATTGATCGGCGATGTATTCCAAATTCCTCCAGACGTATATGTACTGAATCCAGTAGAATCCGTATTGTCCAGAGTGAAATTGTTCGAATCGACCACGGTTATGGAGTAAATGGCGGCATTCAGCTGCGTCATGCCCTTGACATTGGCAATGTAAATCAAAGTTCCTGTGATCAGACTATGGCCTGGGCTCGTGATTTGACATGGGTTAGATTTCGTTGCTCCGATAATGAATCCGCAGCCTTGTGATGAATTAATAAGCTCCATGTTTGTGGCTAGGAGATTCGCTTGCTCTCCAAGGTAGGAATTGACAAAGAGCTGAATCGTAGTCGCAGCAATTGCGGGAGAAAGAAGATTGGCATCCATTTGGAAGTCGATAAAGGAAAGCTTGAATTGCTTTCCATTGCTTTGAAACGGATTAAAGTCCTTCCCTTGGATGTTCATCTTAGGAAACAGCGTTACGCGGCCTCCACCTAGGTAAGTGGCGCTAGAAGTGATCTCGACGGTATCATAGTTTTCCCCATTCCAGATACCCAATTGAACGACATTGGGATCTGGCATCGCTGGCATACCAGTTTCAGCTATAGTTACAGAATAGATTTGATTGTTTATTCCAGGATCAATTCCGCTCCACAAAGCTCCTGTTATGTAAATGATTTCTCCATTGGTAAAATTGTGACTTGGGATTGTGAAGAGAGTAGGATTTCCAGGAGAAAACGTAACGGCTGTGATAGCCATGGTATTAGCGTATAGCGTGTTCGATCCCTGGGGAGTTGCAGCATCAAAATTCTGATAGATATTTATGAATCCCTGCTGCGTTCCCAAGGTGACATAATCGACGTACTGCTGGTCATCGACACTATCCCAAGAGACATTACTTTCCCATAACGTGGTTAAACTATCCCAGGTAACCCCGAACTGAAACTGGGAAATCCCAAAACAGGTAATGGTATCGCGAAATTTAGCCCAGGTGTTGTTGCGATAGTTGAAGAGAAGAACAGTATTAGGATATGCCTGAGTGGTTGAGGAGTTGCTAGTGTCCAAATAATTCCAATAGACTAATTCTTTTTCGAAATCTCTGATTCCATGAACGAAGTTAGGCGCCTTATTTTGAATCTCGAAACTGAATACCTGTTCAGGAATTTGTTCATCTAAACGCGTGACACCGTTTGCCGCTGCCTGGATAATTCCTCTGTCACTAACGGCCATTACACCCTGATCAAATACAACAGAACTATAAGTACTAACGGCGCCAAAATCGGAAGAAACTCGCTCCCAAATGAATGGAATTCCATACTCACCTATGTATCTCAATTGCCAAGTGGAATATTCGAAAAACACGATCAATGTATTTCTGAAGAACGCTGCACTAACAATAGCTTCGTTCGTAGGAGCATCTATAAAACCTCCTCTACCAAAAATATCTGTTCGCCATCCAAGGGTTTGATCTGTTGGATCTCCAAGTTGGCTAAATCTGGCTCTAGCAAAGAAATTCGTTGCACCTGTGTAGGTGCTTGCCGACAACCCTTCCCAGGTGTTAAGAGCAAGTAAACGGCCATAGTAAGGAATTAAAATAAGAGCCTGCCAAAGGGTGACGGTAGCCATCATGGACCCGGGAGGTTTGGCAGAAATTAACGGCTGGAAGTCTACCCAGGTGGAGTTGTTGTAGTATCGAATTGGATCGTAGGAAGGTGATCCTGGACCACTCAAAAGGATATTGTCGTTTGTGACGAATAAATATCTTAAATCTGCCGTGGCTCCCTGGTAGTTAGCAGCCCAGAAGAAGTCCGTATTTGTTCCTGTCCATGTGGCTGTTCCTAATTGTTGAAACCCATTGATGTACTGATAAGCGTATGTAGTATCAAAAAACACCGTCGAATCAATTCCTAAAGTCGCGACGTCTCTTTTTAATATTCCCATAACAGGAAGCGATGGGTAGTAGCTAAATGAAGCTGTTGCGGCAGTACCACCGGCGACTGTTGTAGTGAGCGTGATTTGACCAGAAACATAGTTAATGACACCAGAGTTACCAGGCGTGATACTGGTTAAGGTCCCGTTTCCTTGATCAGTAAATGTCACACCACCCATGACGATAACAACAGAACCTGGAGCGATCTCTGCATTTGGTTGGTTTACCCAAATCCCCCCAGAGGTATAAACACCGTCAGCGGTAGTATCGACGCCAATAGTGAAGTTATTGGGATCTACAACCGTCACCGTGTAGGTATTCCCGTTTAACTGTATAGTGCCACCAACACCATTGAACGTCACCTGCATACCATTGCTCAATCCGTGATGTGGGCTCGTTACCTGCCCAGGATTGGCATTAGTAATGGCGGTAACTGCTCCTCTGACACCGGTGCTGAAATAGTATAGGTTGAAAGTCCAAGGAGACGCCGAGCTGTTTCCGATCGAAGCACTGGAAAAGACGCGAGATAATCGACCCATGGGGACTTCGCCATCTCTTTTCTTCGTTCTTTCACGCCATACATAAGCATTTTCTAGGTCAGAATAAGCTTCATCAGCAAGTAAAGCGGGTTTCTTATCCTGGGTAAGACCGCCGCTAGGATATCCTCCAATCAATACTTGATGAAATCCGGTCATTTAGTTACCTATGGCCAACCAATAGATAGCATTAGGTCCTGCACCACTACCCGTATAAGAAAATCCAGTTTTAAGAGGAGGGCCATTTAAGGACGTTTGTTGTGCAGAAGTTGTTCCACCTCTGTCGGCCGTTATTTGAACCATATAGCAAGCAGTCGGAAAATTAATATTGGGAGATGAGAAAAGAACATTACCTGTAGCACCAGGAGAAAATTTCACACCCCATTGAAATAAAAATCCACCAGCCCAGAAATACCCATTGTTTGCTGTAAAAGGTGTGTAAACATAAATAGATCCCGTTAACTGAGCCAGTTTGCCACCACCGGTCAAGGAATATAGCTGTTCGTCACCACCCGGAGGAATCTCTGGAGTCGTCACACTATTTACACTCAGCGTGCCTGGAACGCCGGAGAAAAGCTGATTGTATCCGGCAATTGTCGATACGTTCGTTTGAGGCACCTCATGAATAATGGTATGGTAACCGGCTGGCTGCGAGCCTGGCTGCCCATTATTGTCCACATGATCGATTGCTAGCGTTTCGAATGTCCCGTCCAGGTTGTTTCTGATCGTGGTCTTTGTTTGTCCTAGCGATGAACCATCTGGGGGATATCCTAATGTGTATGTCGGTATAGGCATTTAAGCTCCCCTAACTAACTGCAACGGTTGGAATGGGCTGCACATTCTGTGGACTGCGCAATTTCTTCTTAGCTTTTTCACTGAATTTGGCTTTCGCAGGTGAAAGAGGCTTCTTCAGTATTTTTTCTTTTCCCTTGATGACGGCCATAAAAATTATCCTGTCGTATGACGCCCTACAAACGGACTCCCGCCCATGGGGATAGGTTTGTTCGGCAGTGATTTAACTTTCTTCTTTTTGTCGATATTCGGAATCCTCTGAGGCTTGCTCTTAGTTTGTTTGACTTTCATATCGACCCAAAGTTAGTTAATCCGCCGCCAGAGCCGTAGTTGTATGTGAGCTGATCGGTGTAAAGCGTTGAAATCCTTTCCTGACCTATCTGTGCATAGGTTCTCGTTTCGATCACATCATATCTTTCTTTCAGCATCTTGTCGATGAACATGACGCCATCAGAATCAAGTCTCTCTTCGAATATCTTCTTAGCGGCTCCTACGGATAGGATTTCCCACCATTCGGAAAGCTCAGGATTTCCAGCCATATCAGAGGCGAGGAGCGCTTGAATAGGCTGTCGGTAGCATGTGAGTTCGACGGTATAACCGGCATCTGGCACTGGAGCTAGAGTAAACTGGTTTTGATAGAACATGATCGCTAGAGGTATTGAGAACTGCTTGGGATTGTACTGAATCTGTATTGGAGTGCCTTCAGGTATAGCCTCAGTAAAGGTTAATCCTGTAATTTGGCCAGTTTGATAATTAATTGTCGCATTACCCGGTAATGTAGGGGTAGAAGAAGCATATTGACGATAGTAAGTCCATCCATACTCTTGATTTCCATTGTTGCTTGTCTGGAAGATTTGAATGAGATTTCCCTGTCCATCGTCCGTGACGTTTTGTGTCTGACCAACGCCGTTAGGACCTATCACGTTAGCCGTGATGAGGACGTTTTGAACCCTTCCCTGAGTGAAGAAAAGATTTCGGTTGGTTTGGGTTCCAGGATCATTGTTGACGCTAGCAATAAGGGGTGAGGCCGTTGTGAAACCATTGTAGGGCGATGAATACCAGTTACCGCCAGAAGTATAAGCGCCAAAACCCGTCGAGTTCACGTTCAAAGAGAAGTCATTGGCATCTATTACGGTAATGTTATAGGTATTTCCGTTAACCTGAATCATGCCTCCGACGTTATTGATGATTACCGCTGTACCTGAGACGAGACCGTGATTGGGCGCTGTCACGACGGCGTTTACCGCGTTCGTGATGCCTGTAATCGTCCCGGTCTGAGAGCCAGTAGTTCCATCGCCCGTGGCAAATGTTGTGAACTGCTGCCAGTTGTAGTTAACCCCATAGAAATTCCAGGGATTGTGGAAGAGCTTGATTTCCCTTTTAGCGCAATAGCATGGCGCATTTACCGTGATGTAGAGTTCGCTGTTAAACGGATATACGTCTTGTCCGACGTTCGTTGTGAATGTGTAGACATCCTTTAGCTTTAATGATCGGAACTTAGCTGGCAAGTCGTAGGAATAGAAGCTATGCATCTGCTGTACGATATATTCATCCGTGACCTGAAATGCGTTACTAGAACCCGTAAGCTTCCTTGTCTTTGTGACCGCATTGGCCAGTGTCGGGTACAAAGGATATGTTGGTACAAACGTTGTCATAATACCGGCTGGTTATCAAATGCATCTTCCAAGGTCACAGTCGTTGTCCCCTGAATAATTCCAGAACCTGCGGGAACAGCTACACAGGGAACTTGTGGGTCTTGTACATAGATAAACGGATAAAAATTCGTCGTGTCCACTGCTATTGTTACAGTCATCGGAGTGCTAGATAATATTTTTGCTTTCTGATTATTAAGCTGAATCATGCCATTGGGAGGCGGAACCCGAAAGCTTATCCATTCAGCCACAGTGAAACTGTGATCATCCAAGAACGTAACAATAGCAGGAGACGATTGCGTGATATTTGTTATGTATTGCAGGTTAGGAATAAAATCCGCGCCAAATGGAGGCCCAAAATTTGAGTTAAATGGTCCACTCACAGAACAGCCGTAGGAGTAAATCTCACTCTTGATATTGTCTCGAAACTGCGTGGCGTTCTCTGACCACTGGCTGGCAGTTCCATGGAATATCGTCGCACTTTCTTCTTAGTGTTATTCAGATGCTTGACAATTCCCATGGGCAAGTCGCAGATCTCACCGTGGATCATCTTGATCATCTGTATGGGTTCTCCTGGATACTTTCGATACGCAAAATCAAGCCATCCTCCCTGTGCATCGAGGAATTCAAACATACCTGTGACGAGCTTATCGTCTTCCTTGCGCATCTTCTTAACAAGCTCGTCTCTCTCGGCAGGAGGAAGCGTATTCTTCTGCTTTTTATTCAGTTCTCTAATTTCCATGGGTGAAAATCCTTTGATTAAGGGAGGGGGATATTTTGTCCCCCTCCATGTGGTTATGCATTAGTGATTCCGTTGACGAAATCGGCTTTAAAAGCCATGACGACCATATTAGCGCTCGCCACGCCCACAGCGGACAAACCGATATTCATGACGTATTGCGCTCTATTGTCGAACGCGTCAACAAGGTTTGTTCCTGGAGGCGACGCTGGAATCGTTGCGCTTCCGCTAAGAGGCACCACCCCAGAACCTGCGGGCATGCACACGGCTGGAGAAGCGCCACCTGCAAAAGCCGCAGACGTGGGATACTGGAATGCAGTAAATCCGGTGGTGTCTACGTCGATTGTGATCGAAGAGACAGTAGCGGAATTCGTCACACTCAAGACCCGTGCAGCCCCGGCAGGATTGCTTGAGAAAGGTCCACTTCCCGACTTAGCTGTTAAGTTGCTCAGCTGAGTCATGCCGTAAGGCGTTGGGATTTGGAAATCTACAAGTTCCCCAGGTGTGTATGGGTTCTGTCTAAAGAAATACACGACTGCTTGAGTTGCCTGTGTAATGTAGGCAACTGGCAGTGTGTTAGGCAGAAACTGGGCGGGATATACCTTTTGGTAGAATCCAGTTGTCGCATTGCCGACAACTAATCCCGCACTAGCCGCAGAGGCTGCGTACCCCAGGGTGATGCTGGTGCTAGCAGAAACAGCGGTAACCTGATAAAGATTAGGACCACTGATTTGCTGGCCTCCGACAACGTTAATCAATCGTACGGTGTCTCCGACGTTAATTCCCGTTGTTGTACCAGTTAACACCACAAAAGTCGTTCCATTGACCGCCGTGATCGCAACTTTTGTGAAAGTTGGAGGATTGGTTTGGTCAATGAAGGTGAAGCCGCCAGATGTGCCTTGAGAGGCATATGTGGTGACCCCTGAGCCTGTGGAGCTTGGCTGCCCAAGCGCCAAATACGAGCCCTGAGCCATATTAGCACTGAACCACTCCGCATAAATCGGATTGGCCGCCGTGCTTTGTGCGCCCCAGTTCGTAGTATCCTTGACGAAAACCCAGTCTGGCTTTGCCGTCATCGGGATATTAACCGCAACGGGCGTTGCTGGATTGGTGTAGGACCATTCTCCAATAAAAGACATTGGTAAAGACATTGTTGACCTCCCTTAAATACCTGTTGAACGTAGGTTTAGAATCCAGAGGTCATTTGTGATGCATTGCCCTTGGTAGAACGAGCAACCCGCGGTATGACGAAGCATACATGGGTCGTTGTTATATCCTGGGGGTAGATAGATAAAGCGAGCTTTACCACCTGCTTGCCACACAACTTTGTAAGCTTCTTTCGCTGCCACGAAGCAGTTAGCAATGTCATTGCCAAGCAAAGATGCATTGGGGTTGACAGAACCTTGCTCAGAGACAAAGAAGCGCACGTTATTCGCTCCGCCTATCTCAACGCTCAAAGTTTGAGATATGTTTGGATACTGGAATTTCTTGATGAATCCCGTCATGTTGTAGAAGACTGGAATCATGCGAGTAGTAGCCATACAGCCATAGGCATCACCGATGGGACTTGTGCCGAAGCGCAATTCCGCTTCTACAATGTTGGTGATGTACTCTCCAGAGTTGTTTTGTAGCACCGTGAAGACGTCATCAACGTCTGATATTACCATTTCACTAGGAATATCGCCGTTACTGCCCCCGACACAGTTTATGATACTTGCAGAACTTTCCAAACTGTCTCTCTGGAGGGCGTCCTGAGTTTCTCTTAAACTTTGTCCTAAACGCGCTGCAGCACTATTGAGAACGGGATCTTCGTTAGTGATCGTAACTTGACGAGTCAAAACGATATAAGTCGCATAGACACGTACACGGCAATCCACATCAACACGATTAAGTTGTTGGGGTGGTGGGTTGTTTTGGGCATCATCGAGAGGCACTTCGAATAGGTCAAGCCTATCGTAACGTGACTGACGATCAATAAAGCCCTGATTGTCTGGCAACTCGACTGGTGTAGCAAACAACTGGTGAATTAGGTTGTGCTCTGGAGTTGACATCAATTTAGCGTTGTACCGCGCCTGTATCTGCGATGGCAACGAAGCAATTGATACTGTCATGGTTTATTTTCCCTTTGACCGCTAGGTCATTTCGGGAACCGAGCCAACTAAAGCTGCATATCCATGCATCTCGCGATATAGGTCTTTCTTCATAGCATCTGTGAGCTGGAAAGCCTGGGCAATAGGCCGCTTATCGTAAGCCATGGGAGACGTGACCGCCTTCCCCGCCTTTTCGATAGCTTTGTCTACTTCCTTCTCTCTTCGCGCTTCAGTTGCTGACTTAGCAAGTCCCATCGCTTTGATGTATTTGTAGCTTTGCACGCCGATCTTATACGGGTCTTTTAGGTCCGCAATCGTCGCCGCCAACTCAGGTTCCTTCTCTTCCAAAATTGATAAAGTTTCCGGATTGACGATCTCTGAGAAATCTGAATACTGACGACTCAAGCGGTCCATGAATTGATCATCTTGCATCTTCTTGAGGCGTCTTTCGACGGCCCTGTCAACAAGATCCTCGGCATTTTTGAGCACCTTCTGAGAGCTTTTCTCAGTCAGTTCTTTCACCTTACCAAAGGGGATAAACTCTTCTGCGCCGATTTTATCAAACTCATCAACCTCTTGACGCACAGGGGCAGCATGGGCAAGCTGGGCTTGCATAATCTGCATCTGTGTCTCTCTCAGTTGTTTCAGTTCTCTCTCGAGTTCGGCATTCTTAAGACGCATCGCCTTCAAGTGCTGGTTAGTTACCGGCTCTTGCAATTGCTGCGTCTCTTTCACTTCATTGACTTCGGTTTCTACCTGGGTTGCTACCCCTTGACTTTCGCTGTTTAGGGTTTCCGTCTCAGTCATGAATTCCTCTCTGTTAGGTGGTCGGCTAGGCCCACGATTTACGCCGTGACGGAGGGCTAATCCGCCTTTTTTGCGCCCTTACGTTGACTTTCTATAATAGAAATAATATAAGTCGAATAAAAAAAGGGTTATATGATTTGCCCTAATTGCAAAAAAGAAAGGTTAGATGAAGATTTTATAAATAATCAGAAATTTTGCTATCACTGCGTATTTCGGATGAAGACGCGAAAACCAACGACAAAGCGAACACAGAAACCAGCCGCTTGTCGCATGTGCGGAAAGGACATAATCAGGAACGAATATCTGAAGAAACGCCAAAGAACCGTCTTTTGCTCGCCAGAATGCGCAGCGAAAGGACACGAAGAACAATTAAAAAACCATTGGACCAGGAAACTCTCGGTCCCGACTTTTTGCCCGGACACAGGACTAAACATATGGAGTTCAAATCGCTAATAGACCCTTCTCGAGGCACTGTAGGGTCAATTTACAGAGACGCACAGATCAAGGGAGAAAGAGGCGTTGTAATTGGTGACGTTAATCATGAAATCCAAAAAGATTTGGTGAAAGACATCAATGAAGCCATCCAGAAAGGACGGAGTCATCCGGATTTTAAAGACAGGCCATTTTACTTGGCCTTTTACGAAAAGTATGACCTCATGCTGAAACGAGGTCTGGTCCGCATACCTAAAATCACCAGGTATAGACCCTATCCAGAACAGGACACAATGGTGTTTCATATCTTTCCTAATGACGACGTCTACTTCTGTTGGGAATTGCCACATAGGTCGCAGATGCGGAATATCTTGATGAATCCTGATCTATTTGACAACGACCGCGTCGATACACTTAGGCGATGGGAAAACCTTCAACTTGAATATTTCGGCTTTACAAAAGACTCGGAAGGCCATTGGGTAGAGAATGAGCTTTATCGAGGCGATAAGTTGCTTGGGTCGTCCGATGGTCAGAAGCCAGTTAAAATTCTGCGGACGTGAAGGACAGATCAAGTATTAACAATGATAACAGTGTGATTCTAGCATATGTGTAGAACATGTTCCCGACGCCGGCAATATGTTTCACAGGTACACCAAAGGCACGTGTAAGACTTGCACTTACGACCTCATCTAATCTCGGGGGACTAGAGGCGCTCTACTACCTGAGCTAACATGCCAAATTACTTATTGCTGAGGAGTGTGCAAAGTTAACGTCATCTTATCCTGACGCATATGCAGGTGCTCCATGTCGCGCGAAGTATGTTCAGGCTCCCGACGCAGCTGCTCAGAATACTGCTCATCCATACGAATCGGACCCTTTTGAACTTCTACCGCATAAGGCTTATGGTTTTCTTTCTTAGCCATGGTCAGCTCCTACTAAGAATATCTGCCTTGATAAGCTTGCTTGTTTAGCCCTTTGCACATACCAGACTGATGTTTATCCTGTCTTTCGACATATTCGGTGGTCTTGCTGAAGCCTCTCTCAGCGAAATCACCTTCAGGCTTCTGGTAATCTTCTACAGTAGGCTTCATATCCCCCTGTACGTAACCATGTTTTCCCATCTTCTCTTTCATGATAACACCTCGTTTAAACGCGTTTATAACTTTACTTTCATGCAACATTTTGGTTATTTGCAACTACTTCTTTCTCTGGATTGGCGGCCGGGCTCAGTTCATTTAAGATTTGCACTTGAGTCATGAGGTGATCGAGATCCATGCCTTTCAATTCCTTGAGAGCCTTAACAACGTTAAGAAGGCTTGCCGTATCCTCTTGATGGGCACGGCGCAACTTGTCCTGAGCCACGGCCGCATCAGTTTGGATCTTAGCCACGCGCTCGGATGCGAGACCTTCCTGACTATGCGCATAAGCCACTTTAGTCATGTTGTCAACCTGCATCTGCTGCATCTGAAGTTGTTCCATCTTTTGTTGTTGTTCCTGCATCGCTTGCTGTTTCGCCATGACTTTTTCAACGATCCTGTCTTTGTTTTGCAACGTCATGCACTCCAGGACTTCGTCCGGAGGAATCAAGTCAGGGTATAGTTGCTGAGCATGCAGAATTTGAGCTAACTCTAACTGCTGTTGCGTTTCAGTGAGGGCTGCCTGAATGACCTTACAACCATACTTGAAGAATATTTTGCTGTCGAATTCTGCCGTAGGCTCTTCACCGATAATCTGGCGCACTTTTCCGTAAGTCCAGTTTTTCTGAATATACTCAATCTCGATGTCAGCGCACAGCCGTTGCGATTCATCGGCCTGGTCAAAGAGCCTCTGTAAATTTCTTGCGGTAGCTGCCTGCCTCATCATGGTTATGATGCCAGCCTTGTCATCTATGTCCATGCCCATGGCATTAGGGTCGATGCCAGCTATGTTAAAGAAGATACCTTTAAGCATCTCTTCCATTTGGAGCATGACGGGAGACGGCGGCACAATAGGCATGGCCTGGACGTCATCCATTTGGAAATCTGGATCGATTGAAAGAACACGGCCATGACCGGAATTCAAAGCGTCTTCCGGAGTCACCAGAGCGCCTTTCTTAACCTTCAACCCCTGCTGCTGCGCATCGAGTATTTCTAAATTCGATACCTTAAGCCTGTTGAGAAGGTATTGACAATCACGCAGCATGGTCATGGGACTATTGAACTTGTATGAGTAGTAGGGAGTGTCTGCTGTAAAGAAGGCCAGCATAGGCACCACGGGGTATCTGTCCATGCCGTAGGGATTGGGTTCGTCTACAATGACGCGGTCATTCAAAATGATGCTTCTGCGTACCGTGGGAACCTGTTTTTTGAGCGTCCTTAACTTTCCCTTGAATGCTTGCATGATCTCTTTCAGCTGTTCGGGCGTGCCTTGAAATTCCTGGCACTCTTCCGTTTTTCTATCGACAAGGAAAGTAGCTTCTCGACTCGTCAGATACCAATATTCATCAAAGGCGATCAGGTTAGGGAATTGAATCTGATATACCTCGGGCATGTAGTAGAATTTGTCATCGCGGTACGTGCCTTTAGGAAGTGATAGGATCTCGTCTCCAAATTGGGGATACATGAGAGCGGCTTCTTGAGCATCAAAAAAGGTTCTTACCCACCAGAAGCGCGCGTCGCTCATGTCATGTTTACGGAAATATGGATCAAAAAGGCATGACTTCATATCGACGTAACGCCAGCGGGGATCTGGACTCAGAGGATCTCTTGTAGAGTCCCCATACATGTACATGAAGCCCAGACCTTGAATGATAGCGCCTAGCTGAAAGGCATCGCTGAACGTCGTGTGAAAGCCTTCCTTGTGATTGTGGTATAGGCATTTAGTCAGTTGATCAGCCGTTTTTTGCATGCCATTTCTCACGGGAATACAGGCAGAACTTTTCCTTGTCTGGCGCTGTTGACCGCTTATTGCCTCGCTGATTGGATTCATAATGTTGAAATTCCAAATCTTCCGTCGGTATGTTGCGACGCCAGGGAAAATCAGGCCCCAAACTTCCTGGTCATTGATGGTGAAACGCTGGTTAAGGTCAGCCTGATACCATTGCGTCTGAAGGATATTAATGCTGTCGGAATAATTCTTTTCCATACCCTGGCGCAGCGAGACATTTAAAGACTCTTCTGGCCAAAAAATAGGGTCGTTATTTCGCATCTTTCACCGTGGATACTTAATAACTGAATCGTGTAGGATAAATTTTATTATCCGCAAGGGCCTAAATACTCATGGACGATTCACCAATATCGCAAGACGACATTATTGATGTCGTGGAAATGACCCAGAAACTCGAGGACTACTTTGAACGTCTGTTTTATGATAATGAGCAGAATTTAGCCATGTCGGCGGTCATGAATGCATGCGCGAGTACTATCTTTAATCAAAGCAAAACCTTGAAAGAGGTGCTATTTTACATAGATATTTTCATGCAAATCTTGGATGACGGAATACACTCTGCGCACATTAGACGCAAGCCGGATTGACCTTCTCTGGGGCGCCTTTTTTTTTCTTGTTGACGGCCTTAAGAACTTGTTTTTTTTCGGATAATGCGCTTCTGGCCATGGCTACACAGCCTTT